GTTCTACCATACGGATGAAAGTGGAGCAGAACAGGCTAACTTGATACTTTTAAACGCTTTTAGGGATAGAATGGAGTTTCCTACACTTAAGCGAGCAACTGTAGAGCAATATGACGAGTGGCAGCCGGACTCCTTAATTATTGAGAAAAAGGCTTCGGGGTCTCCCCTTATTTACGAAATGCGTGCGATGGGCATACCAGCGCAGGAGTTTACCCCCACAAAGGGTAATGACAAGATTACAAGGTTGAACGCGGTATCGGATATGTTTGCGTCGGGTATAGTATGGGCACCAAACAGGTCTTGGGCAGAAGAGGTTATTGACGAGGTTGCTAGCTTCCCCGCAGGGGAACACGATGACTACGTTGACTCAGTGTCTCTTGCGCTAGCGCGGTTCAGAAAAGGCGGGTTCATTCGATTACCTTCGGACGAAAGGGAAGAAGACCCTTTATTTAGAAGACGCAACGGCGGGTTTTACTAATGGCTATTGAAAAAAGTTTATATGAGATGCCCGAAGGCATTGAAGACATGGGTGAAGATGAGGCTATGCTAGTAATAGACGGCATGTCTGACGAGGGTGTCGAAGTAGTGCTAGAAGACGGCAGTGTAGAGATCACCTTTGGTGAAGAAATCGAAGAGATTGATGCTGCTCCGTTTGATGCAAACTTAGCTGACTACTTAGACGACGGGCAGCTAAAAGAAGTATCAAGCGATCTGTGTGAGGCCGTAGAAGGTGACATGGTAGCCCGACGTGACTGGGCAGATAGTTACGTTGCGGGTCTTGACGTACTGGGCATGAAGTACGAAGAACGTACTGAGCCTTGGGAAAACGCCTGTGGTGTGTACTCTAACATCCTAGCGGAAGCCGCTATCCGGTTCCAAGCCGAGGCCATGAGCGAGACTTTTCCCGCTGCGGGTCCTGTAAAGACTAAGATTCTTGGAGAAATTACCCAAGACAAAGAAGACGCTGCCTTACGTGTTAAGACAGATATGAATTACGAACTGACTGAAGTTATGGTAGAATACCGCCCCGAACATGAGCGGCTACTGTATGCACTCGGTTTAGCCGGTTCAGCGTTCAAAAAGGTCTATTTTGACCCCGGTTTGGGCCGTCAGATTGCCTTATATATCCCTGCGGAAGACGTGATTGTGCCCTACGGTGCCTCTAATATTGAGTCCGCAGAGCGCGTTACGCACGTCATGCGTAAGACAAAAAACGAAATGGTTAAGCTACAGGCGGCTGGATTCTATCGGGATGTGGAACTTGGCGACCCGATGTCGTTTTTCTCAGACGTTGAAGAAGCTAAGGCGGAGCAGTCAGGGGTATCTCTTACTTCTGACGACCGTTATACCCTGTTTGAAGTACACGCTGACCTGAATATTGACGGTGTGGATGGGGCGGACAATAAAGAGCCGTTGCAAGTCGCAAAGCCTTATGTGGTAACGCTTGAGAAGGGTACGGGCGAGATACTAGCTATCCGTCGTAACTGGAACCCTGACGACCCTTTGACGCTAAAACGTCAACATTTCGTACATTATGCCTATGTACCCGGATTTGGATTTTATGGACTTGGACTCATTCACATTATTGGGGGCTACGCTCGCGCTGGCACTAGCATCATCCGTCAGCTCGTGGACGCTGGAACCCTATCTAATCTCCCCGGCGGTCTTAAGTCTCGCGGACTACGAGTTAAGGGCGACGACACACCGATTGGTCCCGGTGAATTTCGTGATGTAGATGTGCCCTCTGGCAGCATCCGCGATAACATTATGCCCCTCCCTTACAAGGAGCCTAGCCAAACCCTCTTTGCTTTACTCAAACAGATCACCGAAGAAGGGCGACGTTTGGGGGCAATCTCCGATATGAACATCTCCGATATGAGTGCTAATGCTCCTGTTGGAACTACACTCGCTCTACTAGAGCGGACTCTTAAGCCAATGGCTGCGGTGCAATCGCGTGTCCATTTCTCAATGAAACAGGAGTTTAAATTACTCCGAAGGATCATTGCCGAGTACGCCCCAGAAGAGTATCTGTATGTGCCTGACCGTGGTGAACCTCGTGCGCGACGCGCCGACTACGCTATGGTGGAAGTAATTCCTGTCAGTGATCCCAATAGCAGCACAATGGCACAAAGAGTTGTGCAGTACCAAACCGTGTTGCAGATGGCAGCAGCCGCTCCACAAATTTACGACTTGCCCCAGCTTCATCGCCAGATGATCGAGGTCTTGGGTATTAAGAACGCCGACAAGCTTGTACCAGTTAAGGATGACATTAAGCCTTCTGATCCGGTCAGTGAAAACATGGCGGTTATTGTTGGCAAACCGATGAAAGCGTTTATCTACCAAGACCACGACGCTCACCTTGCTACCCACCAAGCATTTATGCAAGACCCTCAGATTATGGCATTTATTGGTCAAAACCCTGCGGCACAGCAAATCATGGCCGCGCTCAGTGCTCACATGTCGGAACACGTAGCCTTCCAGTATCGCCAACAGATGGAAACAAAACTGGGTGTGCCTTTACCTCCGCCAGATTCAGAGCTTAACAAAGAGCAAGAAGTGCAGTTGTCAAGCTTGTTGGCAAAGGCAGCAGCACAGCTTACGCAACAAAAACAGGCCGCAGCAGCACAGCAGCAAGCGGAACAAAAAGCCCAAGACCCCATCATTCAGATGCAGCAGAAAGAACTGGAGCTTAAGCAGGGTGAACTACAGCGCAAGGCCCAGAAAGATCAAACTGACTCACAGCTTGCAGCCGCCCGCTTACAGTTGGATGCAGAAAAAGCTCAAACTACCGCTGGTATTGAGGCTAATCGCATAGCCTCGCAGAATGACCAAGCGCAGGCGAAGAACGACTTAGAGGAAGCCAAAGCAATGATGGACGCTGTAAAAATGCGGATAGATGCAGAGCGCAATAACCGAGAGGGCAGATAATGGCTACAACCGTCTTTGACGTGCTGAACGAAACACTAACAGAGCATAAACGCTCTAGCGAAGAATTCTTAGTTTCGGGTGGTCCTAAAGACTACGCGGGGTATAAGGAGGTGTGTGGTGTGATTCAAGGTCTAAACATTGCACTTAGAGAAGTAGGCGACCTTTCGCGTAATTATATGGATGACAATGATGACTAAAACAGTAACCGTTAGCGGGGTCAGCGCTGTTGCTGAAACAACCCCCGTAATGACTGCGTTAGAACTGAAACGACAAAGGCGTATAGTAGAAGAGGACGCAGCAGAGGCAGAGCTAGAAGCCTCTATACCTAAACCTGTAGGCTACAGGGTGCTTATTGCCCTACCTAACGTCGAAGATACTTTCGGGGAAAGTGGGCTTGTTAAGGCAGAATCTACCCGTCGAGAGGAATATATCCTGTCTACTGTTGGGTCTGTACTTGATATGGGTAAAGAAGCTTACAGCGACAAAGAGCGCTTTCCTACTGGGCCTTGGTGCAAAGTAGGCGACCATGTGATGTTCCGAGCCAACACCGGTACGCGTTTTAAGGTGGGTGGGCAGGAGTTTCGCTTAATGAATGACGACTCTATTGAAGCCGTTGTAGACGATCCGCGAGCTGTTTCGCGCGCATAAGGAATAGACCATGCCTAGAGAAAATGTAGAATTTGAGTTTCCTGATCCTGATAAAGACGAAACATCTCAAGAAGTTGAGGTTGATATTAGCGAAGAAGACGCGCCCCTAGAAATAGAAGGTGCAGTCGGGCGGGAGGAGATAAAGTCCGCTAAAAATACTATTAAGGCGGGCGACGTAGAGATCGAAATAGAAGACGATACTCCGCCTGAAGATCGTGGGCGAAAGGCGTCTCCTCCACCAGAAGAAGTTACTGATTCAGAGTTAAAAGACTATTCAGATGTAATTAAGAGGCGGATTAGTAACCTAAGTAAAGGTATTCACGACGAGCGTAGAGCTAAAGAAGAAGCCTACCGTGAACGAGAAGCCCTTGAATCTTATACTAAAAACTTAATGGCTGAGAATCAAAAGCTAAAAGGTTCGGTGGACCAGAGCCACAACTCGCTTATTCAATCTGCTAAGAAACAAGTGGAAGGCGAACTTGCTGTAGCTAAGAACCAATACCGGCAGGCGTACGAGTCGGGCGAGTCTGAGGCTATACTAGAAGCACAAACTGCTTTGAACACAGCGCAAATACGTTTAGAGAAAGTTAATGGGTTGAAACCCAAGCAGATTACAGCTTTACAACCTCAAGAAACTGCTGTACAACCTCAAATAGAAGCACCTCGACCGCAAGTGCAGCGAGACGAAAAAGCTGAAACATGGCGTGAAGATAATTCATGGTTTGGATTAGATGACGAAATGACTGCTTTTGCATTGGGGTTGCATAACAAGTTAACGAAAGAGGGGGTAGACCCCAAAACTGATACTTACTACGAGAAAATTAACACTCGTATGCGACAAGTATTTCCCGACCAGTTTGCTGGCGGGGCAGAAGAAACAGAGAGTACCCAAAGAAAATCTAGCAATGTGGTTGCACCCGCTACGCGGAGCACAGCGCCTAACAAAATTAGGCTCACTCAATCACAGGTAGCTATTGCAAAAAAACTTGGGGTACCTTTGGAAATATACGCCAAACAGGCTGCTGAACTAATGAGGAAACAATAATGGCTGCAAACAGACTAGATAGAGAACTCGAAAACCGTGAAACGACTGCCCGTAAGAAGTCATGGAGTAGGCCAACAGTATTGCCTGACCCCATTCCTCAAGACGGTTATAAGTTCCACTGGGTTCGCGTGAGCACTATGGGTCAGCCTGATTCCACTAACGTGTCCTCAAAATTACGTGAAGGTTGGGAGCCAGTACGCGCAGAAGACCACCCCGAGATATTTAGTGACGCCGTTTCTGACGCGCGTTTCAAAGATAATGTCATCGTTGGTGGGTTAATGCTGTGTAAGGCCCCAACAGAACTTGTTGCAGAACGTACTGAGTACTATGACAATATGGCTCAGTCTCAGATGCGTTCAGTAGACAATAACTTAATGCGCGAAAATGATCCTCGTATGCCCCTATTTAACGATAGGAAGACAAAGGTTACTTTCGGCAAAGGAAATTAAACTTAGGAGTTATATATAATGGCTTATCCAACAGTCAATGCTCCCTACGGTTTTCAAGCAATTAACCGTGTAGACGGTACGCCTTATGCAGGTCAGACTCGCCTTATTTCTATAGCGAGCACCTA